CAATATTGGGCCGTTGGTGGAGATATAAGTGGATCACTTTTCATCCGTCGTTGACAATTGCGAAGGCATATTCAGCCTTAACTCTTTCGGTTATTGCATCCCAGAACCATTCAGCGGCTTTTTCCTGATAGTCACAGTCATCATCTTCCAGCCAGTCGATAGCGTCCTTAGTGTGTTCATCTGGTTTATATGAGCGAAGCATTTCGCTTATTGGGTCGCAACGTTTGCAGAGGCGATCAACTTCACTGTTGATTCGTTCGTAATCATCATCAGTAAAATTTGCGATGATTTGCGATATTTCACGCTTATCATTCAGAGTCAGAATCATCATCTTTCTCCTGTTCTTTGTGCTGATTGAGCATTTCTTTCATCTGACGAATGAATTCTTCGTCTGACCAGTTATCTGTAAAACTCATGGACGGCCTTGTCGTTTCAAAATATCCCAAAGCTTTTCGAGCAAACTTTTCATTCTTGGTTGTTTAAAGTCTGCTCCGGTTAAAATATTTTTTCGTGAATGCTGTACCGATAAAATCGGGTTGAAAGGGCGAACCGATGCCGCCCCTGCAATAGCGAACTGTTGCATAGGATGCTCCTTCTGTTTGATTGCATAACGAAAACGCCTAGAGTGAAGCGTTATTGGTATGCATATAAAAAAGCCCTCACACTGGAGGGCAAAGAAGATTTCCAATAATCAGAACAAGTCGGCTCCTGTTTAGTTACGAGCGACATTGCTCACATAGCAGACTCGTAAATCTGCTATAGGCGCTTATTCGCATCGCATGACAACATCAAATTTTTCGAGATTACTTTGTCGCAACAATCCTTCTTCTACGCGGTCAGCTTTTCTATAATTATCAAATTCGAAATGTTTAATTACTTCTTTTGTTTCTCGCTCTATAACTTCAACAATGTATTTCCTATTCATCATTCTTCCCCAAGAGCTTTGCTAATTGCTGACTGTGCTTTCGATACTTCATCAGGATAATGGTCATTCCTGCTTTGCTTGTATTCCTTGTTTAGCATCGCTCAGGGGGATATCTCCTTCAGTTTTGACCATTCGCCTTAATACTTTCCTTAAGTCGATGTAAAGTTGAAGGTCTCCATTTGCTGCGGCATCAGCCATTTTTTGCCTGACAAGCAGTAATGTTTCATACGGCTCAATAAGAATATCGTCATGAGTAATTAGGTGAAGCGTTGCCGCATCAACTATTCCTAGAGCTGCGCCAAGTATCAAAAATTCCCTGCTATTTTTGTCGCATGAGGAGATAAGCGTATTTAGCGCATACCTAATATTCTTTATAGCTGTTGTTAATGCTGCAATTTCTTCTATGGCGTCTTCTCCAATGAGCTTTTTAAGCTCATATTTTTCTTCCTGACCCATAATTACCTCGCTGTCAGTTGTTTTGATTTCCGGTAGCCTGCCGCGTAAAGAGCTACGTTCGGAAGACAAGTTGAACCTTCATATTTTCTGGTCAACGTTGTCAGAGTTATAACTTCTGCTCTCATTGCTGGTTTGCGCTTGCATTGCAAGACCACTCGTGAAGGGGTTGGCCTGTGTAGCTTGTCGGAGCTAATCGCCTCCTGACTTTGCAGGTTTGCGCGACGAGCTCTACGGCGAGAAGCTGCGGTGCCTTTAAATTCTGTTTTTCTGGACATAGATTCCTCCCGAATAAACTTTGGCGATGCAATCTCGAAGCTCCTCCTGAGACGGTTACTTCGGCATTGCATCCCACAGCTTATGTGGTTGGGTGATCTGGCTTTTCAGCCACGTAGTCGAGTGTTCGACGTTGTTTAAAGAGCCTGCCAGTCTGCTCCGTTTGGCTTACAGCGTCCTGCTGATAAGTTGACTTTATCGAAATGATAAACTGATGGCAATAGCAAAATGATAAATTGTTTGGGTTTTCAAATATCCTGTTGATTATTATGGTTTTTTATTTGATTGCGGGAATTTATCAGAAGGAATGAAGAGACTTGAGGGGGATCAGAATTTCGTGGTTTAGAAAGTTGTATCTATCAATTTTTCAATAAATACAATTGGTTAAGGTGTTATTAGGTGTGGGGATCGTGAGGCAAAGAAAACCCGGCGCTGAGGCCGGGTTCTGTCATCTAACTTAAGTATCAAGCCGCTTTTTGTGAATGACTGATGTGAGCTTCAAAGTCGCGGCGTAGATTTTGAACGCGCTCTACACATCCGCGCATTTCAGCCAAAAGCTTACTAACGGCAGTATAGTCAAACGCTTTAGTCATTTTTTTTCCCCTCGTTTAAATGTAAGGCTCAACATCAAGGGCTGCTATTGCTGCGCACAATGCGTCAGGATCGTCAGCATCGATGGCTTGAGCCAGGTCATTAGCCAGTATAAGTAACTTATCGATGACAGCGATTTCGCTGGTCTTATCTACACGAAAGTATGGGAGCAGAGCATTACATACGTCTCTGAATGTCCGTAATTCTGCGACAACGTTCGAAAAGGTAGGATCTTTCTTACGAAGATCCACCAATGGCGCTACTTTAGCTGTTTTCAGCATTGCACTAATCTCGCCAATCATTGTTCCATGCAGACGATTAAATTCATCAACAGCTCGGTCATGCAAGCTCTTGTTGATTGGCAATACGTTTTGGGTCACTAACTATACTCCTTATATAGGTGTTCGCCAACAGATTTTCAATATGACTTGGGCGATTTCTGAACAATAAGCACGATTTAGCAATGATTAATTGATGTTAAGCACAAATATCTCTACATCGTGCATTTTTAACTATTTATACACATAAAATCTAATAAATGGATATAAACCTTATGATGATTTTTCTCAATCGAATTGAATAATGATCTCTATCACATCACCCAAACGTCTCTTCAGGCCACTGGTTACCAGCTATGTGACGATGAAGTCACGAACTTTTCAGCCACTCCCTTGCCTCGATGTCATCCAGATGGCGAGATTGCTTCAGAATACCAGCCACATACTCCACCTTTGCTACTTGATGATAAGGCAACGTTATTGGCCTGTGGTCCTGGTTGATGCTTGTAAATTGGTATTCTCCATCTCTGTCATAGCCAAGAACTTTGATCATGTTGTGTCCTTCAACAGTTCTGACAAACACCTCATCCCCCGGGAATACTTTGGTGTTAGGCTCAATGAGTACATATTCTCCTGATTTTATTCTGGGCCACATGCTGTCTCCTTTCACACGAAGACCAAAGGCATCTGGATCATCGCTATAAATATTGAGCCACCCATCGCGCTCTTCGGTCATCTCGATGGCACCATCAACACCAAGAATTGCCTCACCAACCACGCGCACTAACCCTTTTCTTACCTGACCGACAAAAGTTAAAGAATCTGAGCATGATGCAATTGGTGTTACATCATGTACCAAATCAAGCCACCCATTAGGTAACCCAAGTGCGGCTTCGAATTTTCTTGCTAGTTTATCCCCTATGTTTCGAGTGCTTTTTTCACCGGAGACTTGCGTGAGTTGAGAAGGGCTAACTCCAAGCTTATCGGCAAAGCTTGCATTAGTGTTACCCGCGATTTTTTTATGCTCATCTAGCAAAAACGCCAGATTCGATTTGCGAATATCTTTGTTTTCCATCCCACGATTCTCCCTCTATTTAGCAAATGGATAAATATGCATTTTGATAAATCTTCATTGCGTTTTATTTATCAAAATGGTAAAGTTGCTCTGTGTGATAAACGGAGGCACTAATGAGTAATGAACTACTACGCTGGCGAAAAGAGGCTTCTAGTGAGGAATGGAAGCGACTCGCCGCATTAGCGAATACTTCAGTTGGCTATCTTGATCAGATTGCATATGGGTTTCGAAGAGCTTCCCCAGATAAAGCGAATGCAATCGAAGAAGCCACTCGTAATTTCACGGGTTATAAACCTGTGAAAAAGGAAAATCTGGTGTTCGTATCGCGTAGAGCATCAGCAGCATAAGTAACCCCGCTCTTTGTAACAACGGACATTCGTCCTACGTCGCTGAAAAGCGAGTTCCAAGATATCTGACCAACTAAGGCCATATGCGTTTCCACGCATACCTTTCAACTAGCTATTCACTATTGGAAATCTTAAGAAATGGAACAAACAAGTTACAGCAAACTATCACAGCGTGATGTTGATCGCGCAGAAACAGATTTACTTATCAACCTGTCAACGCTTACCCAGCGCGGTCTGGCAAAGGTGATTGGCTGTCATGAATCGAAGATAAGCAGAACGGACTGGAGATTTATTGCTTCGGTCTTGTGTGCTTTCGGAATGGCATCAGACATCAGTCCGATTAGTAGGGCTTTTAAGTATGCGCTTGATGAAATCACAAAGAAAAAATCCCCGGCCGCCACCGAGGATTTTAAGCAAATTGATATGCAATTCTGAGGTCATTACTGGATCTATCAACAGGAGTCATTATGACAAAACAACTCAGTCCTTACCAGGACAAAATTCACAAACACATACTACGTGATCGCTTCCTGTCCAGCTTCAAGCAGCCTGGTCGATTTCGGGCTGAGTTGGAAAAAGTGAAGCTGATGCAGAAGGAGAAAGGTCATGAGTAACATATCTAATCTAGCCGAAGCCAGAGAGGCCAGAAGGCTACAACAACCGCATCAAAGCAGCGGTAAGGGGTATGCCTTGCTGCACCGTAAAATTATGGATGTGCCGTTTTACAAGGACGCAGAAGCAGCGCATCTGTGGGTTCACTTAATCCTCAAAGCAAAGCATACGCCTGAGTATGTAATGACTGACGCAGGAGAAATTCTGGTAGGCAGAGGGAAGCTACTTGGCGGTAGAAACTCTCTGGCGTTTGAAACAGGACTCAAACCAGATCGCGTTCAGTACCTGCTTAGAAAGTTCAAAAAACTCGGCATGATTGACTGGGTTTCACACGGTAAATTCTCAGTTTTCTCGGTAGAGAAATATGACGATTATCAGTCAAATTTTGTACCAGCAGATTACCAGCAAATTACCACCTCAAAGCCAGCAATACCAATGCCTGTAAGCAATACTGTACCAGCAGATTACCAGCAAATTACCACAGATAAAGAATATAATAATATTATCTCTAATACTGACGTATTAGAGAGTGCCACAGCAGACAAAAAGTCTGACAAGAAAAAACCTTCCGTTAGCTGTCAGGATGTTGTCGATGCTTACCACGAAATCCTTCCTGAAGCGCCAAGAATCCGCGCACTGAATGACAAGCGTAAAAACCAGATCCGAACGTTCTGGCGCAAAGCCGGAGTGATAACCCGCCAGCTTGACGGACATGGGTTCACGATGCAGGACTGGAGAAATTATTTGAGCTACGTAGGCGAAAATTGTCGATGGATGTTCGAAGAGCGTCCAAACCATCAACGCGGAACTGTCTGGCACAAAAAGGGATTTGATTTCCTGCTTAACGATAATACCTACCTGAAAGTTCGTGAGGGTGAACACGATGACCGATAATTTTTATGCGCCGCCCCATAGCATCGAGGCAGAGCAGGCGGTGATTGGTGGATTGCTTCTTGATGATGACAGCAGTGAGCGCGTCCAGAAAGTTCTGGCGATGCTGAAGCCTGATTCATTTTACAGCCGACCACACAAAATCATTTTCGAAGAAATAATCAGAATGCACCGTGAGCAAAAGCCAGTAGATGGCCTGACGCTTTTCGATGAACTGGAGCGTAAATCGTTAACGGTGTCTGTTGGCGGTTTTGCTTATATCGCTGAGATCGCAAAGAACACGCCAAGCGCAGCAAACATCGTTGCTTATGCAATGCAGGTTCGTGAAACCGCAATGGAACGCTACGCCATCAACCGCATGACTGAAGCGACGGAATTGCTCTATTCCCGCAACGGAATGACTGCAACGCAGAAGTACGAAGCTATTCAGGCGATTTTCACGCAACTGACAGACCATGCAAAAACCGGATCGCGTCGCGGCCTTCGCTCATTTGGTGAGGTCATGGAAGACTGGGTTAGCGACCTTGAGAAGCGATTTGATCCGTCAGGCGAACAACGAGGAATGAGCACAGGGATCCCATCTCTGGACAGGATGCTGTCACCGAAAGGTCTGGTGAAAGGCTCTCTGTTCGTCATTGGCGCTCGCCCTAAGATGGGGAAAACGACGCTATACAGCCAGATGGCAATCAACTGCGCAGTGCATGAGAAAAAGCCCGCTCTGATGTTCAGTCTTGAAATGCCAGGCGACCAGATACTGGAAAAGCTGGTAGGACAGAAGTCAGGTGTTAACCCGAATATTTTTTACCTTCCGGCGACAAATGACGCTGATGACGGCTATCAGGGTGATTACGATGGTGACTTCAACAGGGCGATAGAAACAGCAAATCGCTTGAGTGAAATCGACACGCTTTACATCGACGACACGCCGGGATTATCTCTGGCTCAAATCGTCAGCGAAAGCCGTCGAATCAAGCGAGAAAAAGGATGCGTTGGCATGATTCTGGTCGATTACCTGACACTAATGACCGCTGAGAAGGCCGATCGCAACGACCTTGCCTACGGCATGATCACCAAAGGACTGAAGAACCTTGCCAAAGAGCTTGATTGCGTTGTTGTGCTTCTGACGCAGCTTAACCGCGCACTGGAAAGCCGAACCAATAAACGCCCATTACCAAGTGACTCACGAGATACAGGGCAGATTGAACAGGATTGCGATTATTGGGTGGGGATTCATCGTGAAGGCGCTTTTGATGACAGTGTTCCACCTGGTGAAACTGAACTAATCCTTCGTCTCAATCGTCATGGCAATACCGGCACGGTGTATTGCATTCAGGCAAATGGCGCTATTTATGACACAGACCAACAGTCTGCTGAAATGCGCCGCCGTGAACGCGAGGAACCGCAGTCCAAGAAGAAAGGAGGATTCTGATGACCATCTACATCACTGAGATAATAACAGGGGCTATTTACACAGTAGCCCTTTTTTATTGGATTAAGAACGAGGGGGGATCCTGATGGACACCGTTAACGGAATGTGTTCAGACGCACCGCGTGCCAAAAAATGTAAATGCGGAAAATCACCGACAATATTCGACATGGAGAACGGGTGCCAAATCTACTGCGCTAACCACGCCGCTGTGGCGGCCGCGAATTATCGCAGTGCGGTAACGGAGTGGAATAACCTGAAATCTGTTAGAGAGGGAAGTCATGAAAAAACTAACCTTTGAAATTCGATCCCCAGCACATCAGCAAAACGCTATTCACGCGGTACAGCAAATTCTTCCAGACCCAACCAAACCAATCGTAGTAACCATTCAGGAACGCAACCGCAGCTTAGACCAGAATCGAAAGCTTTGGGCTTGCCTTGGTGACGTCTCTCGTCAGGTTGAATGGCATGGTCGCTGGCTGGATGCAGAAAGCTGGAAGTGCGTTTTTACAGCAGCATTAAAGCAGCAGGACGTTGTTCCTAACCTTGCCGGGAATGGCTTTGTGGTAATAGGCCAGTCAACCAGCAGGATGCGTGTAAGCGAATTTGCGGAGCTATTAGAGCTTATACAGGCATTCGGTACAGAGCGTGGCGTTAAGTGGTCAGACGAAGCGCGACTGGCTCTCGAATGGAAAGCGCGATGGGGAGATCGGGCTGCATGACTATCAAATCAAATACGCCATCACACGACAAGGACTGCTGGCAAACGCCGCTCTGGCTTTTTGATGCACTGGATATTGAGTTTGGATTCTGGCTGGATTCGGCAGCGAGCGACAAAAATGCTCTGTGCGCTCACTGGCTAACTGAGGCTGACGACGCGCTAAATTCTGAGTGGATAAGCCACGGTGCAATCTGGAATAACCCACCGTACAGCAATATCAGGCCGTGGGTGGAAAAAGCCGCTGAGCAGTGCATACAACAACGACAGACGGTAGTGATGCTTGTGCCAGAGGATATGTCTGTCGGATGGTTCAGCAAGGCTCTGGAGAGTGTCGACGAAGTTCGCATTATCACTGATGGACGGATTAATTTTATCGAACCATCGACAGGGCTGGAGAAGAAGGGAAACAGCAAAGGCTCCATGCTGCTGATTTGGCGACCGTTCATCAGTCCTCGACGGATGTTTACTACCGTATCCAAAGCGGCATTGATAGCGATCGGGCAGGGCGTCAGGAGGGCGGCATGAGGCGACAACGACGAAGTATCACCGACATCATCTGCGAAAACTGCAAATACCTTCCAACGAAACGCTACAGAAATAAACGCAAGCCAATCCCAAAAGAATCTGACGTAAAAACCTTCAATTACACGGCTCACCTGTGGGATATCCGGTGGCTAAGACATCGTGCGAGGAAATGACAATGGATTATTCACAGTTAAGTGATTTTGAAATTAACAAGCGAGTATTTAAAGCGATAGTTGGGGCAAAACCATTAGGTTATCCGCACAACGCAGATGGACGGTCTGTTGGCAATGAAGCAAATGGTAATTATCGATGGTACGACTACTGCAATAACCCAGCAGACGCATGGCCGATTATCACTGAAAACAACATCAGCATAATTTTAGACAATCCCTCAATGCCGTGCGCCACAGACAACGCAAGGGACTTGTTTGATGATGCCGGACCGAATGTTGGTGTCGCATATGACAATCCACTCCGTGCCGCCATGATTGTCTTTCTCATGATGCGGAGAATCCAATAATGCTTAGCCCATCCCAAACCCTTCAATACCAGAAAGAAAGCGTCGAGCGAGCTTTAACGTGCGCTAACTGCGGTCAGAAGCTGCATGTGCTGGAAGTTCACGTGTGCTCCGATTGCTGCGCAGAGCTGATGAGCGATCCGAATAGCTCAATGTACGAGGAAGAAGACGATGAGTGATTACCTGAAATGGTATCTCTGCCACCACTGGTTAATTAAGTTTGCTGTAAAAGACTGGATGACAGCGGATGCCAACAAGCTTAAGCAAAGAAAAGACTATTACTACGCCAGAATGAAGGAAAACTACTGCTCAATTCGCACTCGCATATTTATTAAAAAAGACCTTCAGTCAATTCTTCAATTGCGAGGGAAGGTAAATGGCTAACCTACGCAAAGAAGCGCGCGGCAGAGAATGCCAGGTACGTATTTACGGCGTATGCAATGGCAATCCTGAAACTACAGTTCTGGTACATTACCGGATGGCTGGAATTTGCGGAACGGGAATGAAACCTGACGACCTGATCGGCGCATGGGCTTGTAGCGCGTGTCACGCGGAGATCGACCGACGCACCCATAATCTCGAAAACAAAGACGCCAGACTTTACCACCTCGAAGGCGTGATCAGGACGCAGGCGATACTGCTGAAGGAGGGGAAGATTAAGCCATGAACGAATATCAGTTTGTGCTTCCATACCCGCCGTCGGTGAATACCTACTGGCGAAGACGGGGAAGCCAATACTACATCAGCGATAAAGGCCAGAAATACCGAAAAGACGTTCAGCAAATCATCCGCCAACTCAAGTTAGACATTTTCACCAAATCACGACTACGAATCAAAGTCATCGCAGACGTTCCAGACTCCCGCCGCCGCGACCTCGACAACATTCTTAAAGGTTTACTCGACTCCCTTATCCACGCCGGATTTGCGGAAGACGACGAGCAATTCGATGACATTCGCGTAATTCGTGGTGTGAAAGTACCAGGCGGACGGCTTGGAATAAAAATCACCGAACTGGAGAACGTATGAACGCCACAATTCAAACGATACCAGAGCTTCTTATCCAGACACGAGGAAATCAGACCGAAGTGGCGAGGATGCTTTCCTGCGCAAGAGGAACAGTGCTCAAGTACAACCGAGACAGCAAAGGCGAGCGTCACGTAATAGTTAACGGCGTCCTGATGGTCAAACAGGGCAAGAGGGGAAGACCATGAGACTCGAAAGCGTAGCTAAATTTCACTCGCCAAAAAGCCCGATGATGAGCGACTCACCACGGGCCACGGCTTCTGACTCTCT